TTGGCAAATTGGGTATCATAATCAACATATCTTGACAGGTTCATCTCCGGTGGAATATAGTCTGGAAATGAAATGACGTTCTCACGAATAGGATTAGGTAGTTTTAGATATGTGAATAATATTTTTTCGCCATTTTGAATTGCGGTATATTTCTTTTCAAGGGCTTTGTCTTTTACTTGATGATTATACAGGAGAGCACCTCGAACATGAATGGGTGTGCCTTTCTTATAAATCATCTTACGATCACTATACTTTTTAACCTCACTACAACCTCGAGGAAAAGCGACCGCTTCTGCAGGTAAGCTTTTAAATTCTGTCTTAAAATCATTAATAAATTTTCTAGTTTCAATTTCACTGCCAGAGATAATAATTTTAAACACTTGCATAAACTTATCACGAACTACTTGAGGTGTACTAGACTTTACAGCTTCAATGCCCATAATTTTCAACTTGGGTTCTTTATATTGAACACCTTCATTATTGTGGACATTTAGAATATAACGTTTCTTTGCCATCCAGATACCGCGATCGGCAATCGCTTCACGTTCCATAATCATCCTATTGTCATATGAATTCATTTGAACATGTAGATTATTATATGCAGTCTCTAATACTTTTTCAAAATGGTTTGCACAAATCTTATCAAGTGCTTTCACAGGATCATCTGGATTAAGAGATTTGATGAACGGTCCGAAGTTGATATAAAGTGAGTCTGTATCCATAGCAACAACATAATCGAAATCGTTTGTTTTAAGAATCTTATTCATCTCGGAATTTATGGCACGTTCAGCCCAGCGAATAGCTAACTGGCCCGATAGAGTAATTCCTTCAGCTACACGTTGGTCAAAATAACGAAAATGTTGATTGCCAATGGCGCCATATAAAGAGTTCAACAGAATTTTAATAGCCATCTGGCGATTTTCAAGTTGATTGATTTCTTTACTGAGTGATTCCGTTGGATTATCTTGATTTTTCTGCATTGCAGCAAGCATTGCTTTCTTGGTAGTCTTTCGTTCCAACATGTAATCTGAAATAAGTTTTGGCAGTATGCCCTGCTTTTCTTTACTGAAAGTTGCACCGTTAGCAGCAATAGACAAATCTTTGTTAATTGTGGGCTTATTTACCATATAGTAATCAACGCCGTCTGTGTGGCGTTCGTCAAAATCAACAATCAGAGTTTCGGGAGACATATTGTATTGGACAATAAGATTAGGATAAAGAGAATTCAAATCAAAAGAAACAACCCAGTCATGGGCACCGACTTGAGGTTCTTTAACGTAACCTCCAGGATAAGGAGTTTTTCTTTTATCGTCTTTTGGAGGGACAACAATACTCTGGTGATTCAATTCACGATGGATAATAGAATCCCATATAGCGGTTGTACCTAAAGTCGTATCATAGTTTACACCGCCGCGATATGCCATAGTCAAGGCAAGTGTAATCAGATCCATCTTTTCATCAATCTTATCGACTAGCCAAACATCTTTAATGTTGTAATCAATAAACAACTGATGATCGTTTTTATATAATGTATGAAGATTGCCATGTTCCTCATAAGATAATTTCTTTTCACCAAGAACAACATTAGCAATGTGATCTAGCTTATATGATGCTTGATTGCCATAAGAATAGCCAAACTTCTTAAACAAATCAAGATAATCTAGCTGAGAAATACCAGTGATTTCATAGCTCTTATTTACACGACCAGCAATAGTGACTTTTCTTTCACTGATGAGACCCCAAGGAGAAAACTTGTTAGCTACCTCAGTGCCAGCCAGTTTTGTTACTCTATTGATTAGATATGGCATATCAAAATGTTTAATGTACCAGCCAGTAATTACATCAGGAGTATTCTTTTTCCAATACTCAATAAACTTAGCGAGTAGTTCAACCTCACTTTCACATTTACGATATTGGACCAATATACTTTGGTTCTCACGGGTATCAGCATCATATTCACCAAGACCCCAAACGTGATAAATTTCACTCTTAGAACTTTTCAAACAAATTGAAATGACTGGGTAATCTGCTGTATCTGGTTCTGGAAAGCCATCGTCAGAAGCGACTTCAATATCAAGGTTTGCGACATTTACAGTTTTTCTATCAAATGAAATATCTTTAGGAAATTCATTGGCAATAAATTGTTGGATATAATTTCTATTGCCGTATATCTTTACATTAGCCGGATCATACAGCACCAGCCACTCTTTTGCGGCTCTCATGCTATCAAAATCAACAGGTTGTAATGGCAAATCATCTAAAGATTTCCATACAGTATTATTAGTTTTGCTACGAACATATAGTGTAGGTTTAAATTTAATTCTCTTTTCAATTCGTATGCCGTGATCATTATAACCACGATATAGAAGTGAGTTGCCATATCTTGCTACGTTAGTATAAAAAGCTTTCAAAATTTATCTCCATAATTAGTTTATATTATAACACATATAATCGATTATGTCTAGTCTTTTGTTGAAACAAAAGCATACATTTTCTTAGCTTTTTCCATAAGTTCATCAATAGAATACATTTCATATGCTTCCTGAACATCAGCCGTATTGAGTTTACCTTGCTCAAACATATCATTTACAAGTTCAATATTCATATGATATTGATTATCCATATAGTTTTTTGCAAGTTGCAAAATCTCTGTGCGAATTTCAAAGGGATTTTTTTGTGTCATGTGTGTGTTCCTTTAATTATATAATTTGTGTGTGTGTGATTGGGGCAGAAATGCCCCAATCTTTTAGCTTAATTTGTACCAAAAATAATTACAAATTTGACGATATATTTTGTAATTCATAATCATAAAGTATAAGATCATTGCCAACCTCTAAGGTTCTCATTCTCCCACACTCTCATTCGTCTTTCAAGATCAACGTGAGATTTGGCTTTTGAGAAATATTCATCTCTTAATTCAAGGTCAGTTTTAGGCTTAATCCAGTTAAACAATCTTGGAATCTTAATGATCCAAGAATGAATTTTTCGGTCTAATACTCTAACAGCTTGATACAATTTAATAAGTAATCCCATCATAGGTCTGCCTGCGGAAGATGATCTAAGCCCATAGTATTTCTATTCAGCATATCCCAAATTTGATTTATTGTCATATGTGGATATTCACATTTTAGCATAGGAGCAATTCTTCGATTTGCTTCTACTTGTCTGGCTCTAATCATAGAATCCCACAGTCCGCTGAGAGAATCATTTATTAGATCAATTAATGAACTAATTGCTTTCGTTAAGTAGTTGTGACTTGTTAGTATGTGTTGCATTTGAGTTTTCCTCGTTTTTTCCAATTGAAATTTTACGAGGACGCATTTCTTCTGGGATTTCATACTTCAATTCTACTGCAAGTATGCCATCTTGAATATCTGCTCCGTTTACTTGAACGTGTTCAGACAATCTAAAAGTACGTTTAAACTTCTTGGTACTAATACCCCGATGGATAAAGTCTCTCCCTTTGCTTACATGTTCTCCACTTACCATCAATGTTCTATCTTTGACTTCAATTGATAATTCATCTTTTGAAAATCCTGCAACAGCAAGTTCAATGAGATATTCATTCTCACTCGCTCTAATAATGTTGTGGGGTGGGTAGTGATCTGATGCGTGACGAACGGTATGTTCCATTTCGTTAAACAGATGATCAAATCCTACAAAAGATGATCGTGGAAATAGTGTTTGTATGCCTGTCATTTTGGTTTCTCCTTTTCCAAGCAAGAATGTTCTGGGACCAGATTATTCTGCATCCCGCCGATTGTGGACAACCTCTACAAGTTGTCTCTATAGTATATATGTACTATTATAGCAAATTACAAGGGTTATGTCAACATATATTCATATAAATTTTGACATATATGTTGCAACATCTGCCATTCTGCAACTAAAAGCCCATTCGTTATCATACCATGATAACACACGAACCAGATGATTGTCAACTACCCTCGTTTGATCTGGTGCAAAGATACAACTCTCTGATGTTGTGTTAAAGTCGCTACTTACTAATGGTAAAGGCTCATAACCAATAATTCCTTTCATATCTGAAAGTATACTTTCTTTAACAAAATTGTTGATCATTGATTCATCAACTTCAGTCTCTATCTGGACAGTAAGATCGACACAACTTACATTCGGTGTTGGTACTCTTATTGCACTACCTTTAATCTTGTCTTTCATTCTAGGATATACATCTTTAAGTGCCTTTGCTGCACCAGTACTAGTAGGAATAATGTTTACTCCTCCGGCTCTTGATCTATAAGGATCTGCGTGTTTTCTATCTATTGTGCCTTGGTCACCCGTGTAACTGTGTATAGTTGTCATTTGACCATTCTTAATAATACAATTTTCATCTAACACTTTTACAAGCGGTGCAAGGCAGTTTGTAGTACAACTAGCATTACTTACTATATGTTCTGTTTCTTTAATGTCAGTATGATTAACGCCATATACAACAGTACGCTTACAATCTTTAGCCGGGGCGCTAATGACAACTTTTTTTGCGCCGTTGAGTATGTGATTGATGCATTTAATTCCGTTGTTGTATGCTCCTGTGCATTCTAGAACAATATCTACATCTTCCCATCTAATTTTTTCAATAACACGTTCTTCTGTCCAAACAATAGGATGATGGATATCTCCCATATAACGTCCATGTACACTATCGTATTTTAGAAGATGCATGTTTGTTTCTCTACCACCAGTAGCATTAATTTGAACTACTTGCATATCTTTTCGGTCATTCATAATATGGCGTGCCACACATCGACCAATTCTTCCAAAGCCGTTTATGCCAATTTTCATCAACCAATTATTCCTTTAAGTCTCCAAGGTGTAAAACATACTGTTCCTAGACTCACATAGTCAGCACCCCTATTAAAATAATATTCTGCATCTTTTTTATCGGTGACTCCACCACCCGCTATTATCGTAACGTTTGGATATTTATTTTTTATATAGTCTATAATTTCAATAGTATATGGCTTTAATACTTTACCACTGCGACCACCATTAATTGAATATAACGTATTACTAGCATGAATTTGATGATAACCTGAATCTACTATCTTATCAATCTCAGATTTTGAAACTGTGGGTGGCACTTTGCATATACACCAATATCTATTAATATTTGGCCACAGATCAAATCCTGGTAAATTTGTAGGGTTAACATCTTTGTCAATATTTGGGCAACTGATATTTATTTCTAGAGAAGCATTTTTAGGAACAATGCTATCCATATTTATCCAATCCCAATGATCTATTGCAGCTAAACTTAAAATGTCTGTTGACCTTGATTTTTTAAGACCTTCTGTAATCCCATCGTTTCGTAAGCCTATCTTGTTTCGCCAACCACCTTCAGAATAGCGCAACGTTTTTAGAATTTGAGGTAAAAGTCCCGGTCTAGGTTTATAGGTCCAGCTTCCGGTAACACTTATGGCACCATAGAGTTTAAGATAATTTCCAAAAGGTGCTGATATAAAATATTTCATTATTTTCTTGTTAAGATATAAAGTTCTATGTCATCAAGATCCAAAGCTTCTACTTTAAACTTCATCTTTAATGCGAATCGTTTTATTAGTCTAGCATATAACTTACTTCTACTACCAGTTTCATTATCATCAGGATCTTTTGATGCTGTAAAACTAAGAATTCTTATCTGTGGATTGTCAATTATAAACTCTTTTAAATGATTGATCACTGCACCAAATATTTTCATCTGGTCACCTTTACCAGTTTTGATTGTAGTATCGCCTACAGTAAATACGACAGTAACATCTGTTTTCGGTCCGTGAGTTGCTTTTTGTGACCAATTATAAATCATTTTTATGAATTGTTTACCAATCTTTCCTTGATACTTTTCAGTATGATCAGTGTCTAATGTTTGTTTCCAAGGTATTTTAGTATTGAAAGCTTCACCAATGTGTGATTCGTATTTTATAACTTTATCTGGTGTATGAAAGTTTTTCTTTCTCATAATAGTTTTCATTACAACATCAAATTTATCATTCTTCTGATCGTATTTAACCGCAACAGGAATATTCAAATCGCTCTGCATATCTTTAATAACAGCTTCTGCTCCCGCAACACCTTTAATTGATTTACCTTGACGTTTATATATCTTCTTAATAAAATCTGCCAATTCTTTCATACTGATACAGGGCTTGTTTCGATCATCGCCCATTCGATCACCAAAATGCTTGGTAAAATTAAAATCTATATTAAACCTCTTGAACATGTTATCTACAAATTTTTCAAATGCTTTGATTTGGTTCATACCCACTAAATCGCAAGCCTTCTCGTTTAGGTGAGTATCAAAACTTTTCATTTATCTCGCCTTCTTGGTTCGGTGCGGTTATATTTTACTGTGACGCTGGACAAATTAGATGGATCGTTATTCATAGGATTACCGTCTTTGTGATGAATATCACGACCATCATCATCTTCAGCCATGCCAGCTTTTACTGCGGCACGTCTTGCTCTTTTTCTAGCAGCATTTCTAGCCATCTGTTTAGGAGTACCGAGATAATTATCACGTTCTTTCTTGTAGTCTCTTTCACCTATATATTCTATAAAACTTTTCATTACTGAGCATCCCAGAAAGTTTTACTCATTTCTCCAATATCAGTAGTCGTACTAACTTTTCTAACATTTGTATAGACTTTATGTCCTGTAGCAGTATGAGTTCTGACTCCGCCAGTTTGTTGCTGCCAAAGAGTACGGTGTGGGCTGTTTGCACCAGGATCAGCTGGAGCGTTGTTATATTGATATCCTGTGTTATTTGTCATTGTTACCCAAGCCATATTAATCTCCGTTTTATTTTTTACTATTTATGTGTTTTAGTAAATCGTCTTTACTACTTTTACCAGTTCTAATTGAATAGTCTAGTGCAGATTGTAATACATTTCCAATAGCTTTACCTTTAAATCCAGCTTGTGCTGCATCTCTGCCAGAGATTGGCATATCTTTTATAGCAGTGTATTTGATGCCTTTGAGTCTTGTGCTGATAGTCTTTTGTTCAATTGCTTTTAGATATATATCTATCATTTTAATGTCGGCAGATTGCGACCATCTGACTAATTCAACTTTGTCCATATCTTTCCATGTGGCGATACTATTAACTGCTTTCACATCGGCATTGGATAGTCTAAGTGCGGATTTAGCAACAGAACCAGCTTTCTCTCCATAACTTTTCAGCATAAGCGCAATGAATACCGGAAATGCAGTTTTATCTAATTTATCAATTGTTTTCTTATCAATACTACTTTGTCTAGCATCTTTAAAAATATGTTTCATAATACCAGAAGAAAACAAAATATCTATGCCATGACTAGGAGACTTAGATTTCTTAAATAGCTTCTTAAATTCTTCATTAAATCTATCAGCCGAAATACTCTTGATTGTAGAAGCTTGTTTCTTCATTTCTTTGAAGGTTTCTCTTTCAATCTTAAATTCAAATCTAGCTGCAAACTGAATGGCGCGTAACATTCTCAAAGGATCATCTTCAAATGATGTGGGGCTAATCATACGAATCTGCTTATTCTTAATGTCTTTCATACCCTTACCATCAGTATCAATAATTTCCCCACTATCAACATCTTTAGCAAGTTGATTTATCCAGAAATCTCTCCGCAACTGATCTTGCTGAAGTGTGATACCTTTACCAAGCTGTACTTCAAAGTCTTTATGGCCAGAGCCTGTACTTTTGGAGTCAATGCGAGGTACAGAAATGTCAATATCTTCATCTTCTGTAGAACCATTTGGTACAAATTTAAGAATACCAAAAGATTTACCAACCATATTCACTTTACCATGAGGCTTTAATATTCTTTCTAAATCATTAAGTTCTACACCCACAACAATGAGGTCTAAGTCTTTTGAGACTTTACCTAACAATTCATCACGAACCACACCGCCTATTTGGTAGATTTTACCACCAGCTGACTTTATACTTTTTCTCACT